TCGCATCACCTATTCCGATGTCATCATCGCGAACCGCGCTTTGGGGATGCTGCCCGAAGCGCCGATCGACAGTCTTGACGGGCCGGGGGTCGCGCGCCGCGCGCTGCGCACCTACTATAAGCCGACGATCGCGGCGCTTCTGACGAAGCACGATTTCGGGTTGGCGACCAAGCGCGTCGCGCTGGCCGAACTCACGAACGACCGCACCGAATGGCTTTACAAATATGCCGCACCCAACGATCTGGGCTACGCGCTGACCCAACATTCCGGCGGCACGTCGGGCAGTAGCGTCGGCTATTACCAAGGGTTGAAGGCGATCGGCGCTGGCGGATACGCCAAGTTCAAGCGGGTCGGGCAGGCGATCTACTCCAACATGCCGGGCGCGGTCCTTGAATACACGTCCTTGGACGTGACCGAAGCCGATTTCACCGAAGCGTTTGTGGACCTCGCGGTGCCGATGATCGCGTCGGCTATCGCGATGGACATCACCAAGCGCGACGATTTGCGCGACGATCTCGCGTCGATGGGGCGCACCAAGCTGAACGAATGGCTGACGGTCGAGCGTAACCAGCGCGGCGAGCGCTATGGCGACACGATGACCGAAACCGAGATTGCCCGCCAGGTCGGTATCGGCGGCGTGTTCGAGCTGGGCGGCTTCCCGCTCGATCCGGTGCGGGGTTTCTGATGTCGGTTCCGCTGCTCAATTTCAGCAAAGGCGAGATCGGCCCAGAGCTGTACGCGCGCATCGACGCCGACCAATATAACGCATCGGCCAAGACGATCCGCAATCTCGTCATCCAACCCTACGGAGGATTGGCCAGCCGTCCCGGCTTTCGCCTGATCGGCGAACTCGACGCTTTCGACGAGCCGTTCCGGCTGTTCCCGTTCCAGCCGTCCGCGCTTGACGGGGCGTCGGCTTTCGCGATTGCCGCGCAGGACGGCTACGCCCGCGCGCTGACGCAAGGCGGCTTCGTCTTGGAAGAACGCATCAAGATAACGGCGATCACAAAAGCTGCAACAGCGCTCGTCACCGCGCCGTTCCACGGCTACGCCGTCGGCGACCGGGTGTTCTTCGACGGGATCGAAGGCATGACCGAGATCAACGGGCGCGAAGGCTATGTGCTGACGACGCCAACCGATAGCACGTTCACAGTCGGTATCGACACGGCCGGCTATTCGACTTTCGTGTCGTCCGACGGCGCGCTGCGCACCGCGACGCCCACGCCGACGCCCACGCCGACGCCCCCGGCCCCGCCGGTCGTTCCAGACCCGCCACCGGAAACGGGCGGCGGCGGCGGCAGCGGGTCCGACATCAGCAACCCGCATGAGCAGCTGCCATGAGCGTCGCGCGCATCCACAAAATCTTCACGCCGTACAACGCGGTCGAGCTTTCGGCTGTCGGGTACGAACAGACGAATGATGTCATGTACACCGTGCATGTCGATAAGCCGGTCAAGCGCCTGTCGTTTCTGGGGTATAATGACTGGCCATGGGCCGATGTCACGTTCGGGCCGACGATCTCGCCGCCGACCGGCCTAGCCGCGTCGCCCAACGGCGATCCCGGCGACGTGGGCTACACACCCCAAACCTATCGCTATGTCATCACCGCGATCAGCGACACACTCGGTCAGGAAAGCCGCGCCAGCGCCAGCGCCGAAGTGACGAACGACCTGTCGCTCGACAACCATAGCAACACGATAACGTGGAGCGCGCTGGCCGGGGCCAGTCGGTACGTCGTCTATAAGGAGGTCAGCGGGGTTTACGGCTATATCGGCGGCACCGAAGGGTTGGCGCTGACCGATCAGAACATCATCGCCGATCTGTCGAACACGCCGCCCAAAGCGCAGAACCCGTTTGCCGCTGCCGGGGATTACCCTTCGACCGTCACGTTTCATGACCAGCGGCTGTTGCTCGGCCGCACCAAGAACAAGCCGAACAGGATCGACGGCTCTCAAACCGGCGATTTCGAGAACTTCGATTTCAGCCGCCCGGCACGCGATGACGACGCTTTCAGCCAGGCGCTTGTCGGCCGCCGCGTCAACGCGGTGAACCAGCTTGTGTCGAGCGGCAGCCTGCTCGCGCTGACGGCCGACAGCATCTATTCGATCACCGGCGGGCAGAACGATCCGATCGGCCCGAACGCCTTTCTGCCGAAGAAACAGAGCGGCCGGGGCGTCAGCCGCTTGCGCGCTATCGAGGTGGACGAAGTCGTCTTCTACCAACCCGCGCAGGGGTCGCGCGTCCGCGCGCTGAACTACACTTTCGAGCTGGACGGCTACCGCTCGAACGACGTTTCGATCTTTTCGCCGCACCTGTTCAAGTCCGACCAGATCATCGCGTGGGCGTTTCAGGGCGAGCCGCATAGCTGCATCTGGGCCGTGATGCGTTCGGGCCGCCTGCTGTGCTTCACATGGCAGCAGGAGCAGCAGGTTTGGGGCTGGACCGTTTGCGAGACGGAAGGATATTTCGAGGACGTTATCGCGGTGACGGAGGGCGGCGCGGATCGCGTCTATGTCGTCGTGCGCCGCGAGATCAACGGGGTCGAGCGTCGCTTTTATGAGCGCATGGCGGTGCCGCATACCGACGACATCACCGAAGCCTGCCCCGTCGATTGCGCGGTGACGCAGGTTTACGAGACGCCGCAGACCGTTGTGCGCGGCTTGGACCACCTCAACGGCCACGCAGTCGTCGCCTATGCCGACGGCTATGTCGTCGAGGGGCTGACCGTGGCGAACGGCTTTGTCACTCTGCCGCAGGCGGCGACGATTGTGTCGGTCGGCCTGCCCTTCACCTGTCTTCTCGAAACCCTACCGCTCGTCTTGGCCAGCAACCGGGGCAGTATGCACGTCAACCGGCAGACCTTCGGGTCGGCGACGATCCGCACGATCGACACCAAGGGGCTGGAAGCCAGTGTCGATGGGGCCAATTGGGAGCCGATGTCCGAACGTGAGGGCGACGAGCCGATGGGCTTCTTGCCAACGCTGGGCGACAAGGACTATGAGGTGCCGCTGACCGCGCATTGGTCGAACCGCGCGACGGTGCAGATCCGGCAGACCAAGCCGCTGCCGGTCCACATTACTGGCCTGTTCCTCGGACCGATTGTCGCCGGGCGATGATCGAGATCACCCCGGCCCGGCCAACGCATGTTGGCCCGCTCGCCAAGCGGATGCGGGATATCGACAAGACCGAGTGCAAGGCTTTCGGTCACTCGCCCAAGGACGCGCTGCGTCACGGTCTTCTCTACGGCGATGCGTGGTCAGCGCTGATCGACGGGCAGGTCGAAGCGATGTTTGGCGTGGTGTCGGTCGACATGGTGCAGAGCCGGGGGCGTGTGTGGCTGCTGATGACGGACAAGGCGGTATCGCAGAAGCGCGCTTTGATGCGATTGGGCGCGCGCTACACCGAGGCTTTTCACCGCCATTTCGGCATATTGCAGAATGATGTTCACGCGGACAATGTTCGTGCTATACGCTGGTTGACGAGGCTCGGCTATTATGTCGGCCCCGTTGACGTTATCAACGGCCAGCCGATGCGGAGCTTTATAAGATGTGCGGCCCAGCAGCCCTTCCCGCCCTTGCAATAGCAGCCAGCGTCGTGACGGCTGGCGGCGCGCTTTATGCCGGGTCGGCCGCCGCGAAACAGGGCAAATACGAACAGCAGGTCGCCGAGGAAAACGCGAAGCTGGAGCGTAACAAGGTGGCCGACGCCACCACGCGCGGCAACATCGAACAGCAACGGCGATACCGTGAACTTGCCCAGGCGCAGGGCCGCGCACGCGCTGCGATGGGCGCGGCTGGCTTGGACCTTGGTTTCGGCAGCGCGCTCGGCGTGCAGCTCGATCAGGCGCAAGTCGCTGGCGAAGACGCCTACACGATCGGTGAAAACACGAAACGCGAGATCGAAGGCTACGACATCAACGCGGCCAATTTCGTGAACCAAGGCCGCGCGGCACGCGCGCGTGGTAAGGCCGCACAGACCGGCAGCTATTTCGCGGCAGCCGGAACGCTGCTCGGCGGCGCGCAGCAGGCCGGGAGCATGAGCAAGTAATGGCGCTACAGGTCGACATTCAAAATCGCGTTCGGCTCCAGCCGAAAACCGACGCGCGCATCCAAGCCTTTGACCAGGGGCAGGACCAGATCGGCCGCGCGGTGGCGGGTTTCGGGCAGCAGCTATCACAAGCTGTTGACCGGCAGGACCAGATCAACGAGGTCTATGACACGGCTGCGGCCAAGAAAGTCATGACCGACGCGATGGTGAAAGTCGCCGAGACGAAACGCGCCTACAAGAATTTGCAGGGCTTCGACGCGGTCGACGCGCCGACGAGGGTCCGCGCCGACCTCGACAAGACGAAAAGCGAATTGAGCGCGTCGCTGGCCAACGACCGGCAGCGTCGCATGTTTCAGGACGTGTTCGACCGGCAGAGCCTGTCGGATTTCACCGAGGTGTCGGACCATGCCGACAAGCAGGTGTTTGCCGCCGGGCGCGCGGCTGATGTCGCCTTCGGCGAGACGCATCTGACCCGCGCTGTCGATCTCGCGATCGACGACCCCAACAAACTCGGCGAAGCGAACAACAGCCTCGACGCGGTGGAAAAGACGATCCGCAAAGTGAATAGCGGCGCGGGCGAAGCGGTGATCGCGCAGAAGATCGCCCAGACGAGGTCGTCATGGGCGCGGCAGGTTGCGCAGGGCTTGATCCAAAAGGACGTTCTCGACGCCAAGGATTGGGTCGACAAGCACGCCGCCACCCTGTTGCCCGAAGACGAAACCGCGCTGCGCAAGGAAATGCGGCCGAACCTGGAGGAAGCCGAGGGCGACATCGACTTCGGCAAGATCGTCGCGCGCAGCGAAGGCGCGGAGCCTGATGCCGAAGACCCCGTCGCCGCGCAGGACGAAAGCGCAGCGGTCGAGGCGAACCCGGTTCGCGGGAAACAGACCAGCGGCTTCTACGACAAGCGCGACGGCGGCAAGCGGCAGCATAGCGCCTTGGATATCGCGGCACCGGCAGGCACCCCGGTCCACCCGCCAGCGGCAGGCAAGGTCATCAGGTCGTGGAACGACAAAGAGGGCGGC